GTGGATTACATAATAAATACGCTTATCCTTTTTTGCTGCGAGTCGAACCTGATCTGCCAAATCGAAACTAAGCCCTTCTTGGTCAGATAGGCGAGCGTCAATGTCGATGGCACATACTTCACCCTGTTCATTCGGGTTGTGCTGACTGACTCTGGCTGAATGGCGAGCATCACCAATCCATCCATCAGATGTGCGCTTGCGATCAGGGAAGCAGTCATTTACCTGATCCCTAAATGTTTCAGCAGCTTTAGATAACCAAGGCTTCATTAGCCAAGTATCATTTTAACTTCATCAACAGTTAAGCCAATGCGATCAAGAATTGCTTTTTTAGCAGCTTCTTTGTCAGACTGTTGTTTGGCTTTCCATGTTTCAAAATCTTTAAAACCTTGTTCAATTTCTTTTTTAGTTACCGGCTTTATATCACCAATATATTGAATCGAGTCAAAATCCTCACCGTAAACAATATAACCACCATTAGGTCTTAACATTTCCAAAACATCAGATAAGTGAATCATGGTTTAACCTCCATTAAAACAATCGTAGATCTTACAGACCCACCTCTTTGAACAAATACTTGCGAAGCAGCTACAGCATTTGCAAATTGGGTTTTATATGTTGTTGCAGATGTTGTTGCGGGACTATCGAGATAAGATGTTGAAAAAGTAGCACCAACTAAATTTAATGAAGTTTCTGTGAAGTTACCATTATCTGCCAAAACGGCTATATCGGTTGCACCTCTCAACAATTTTAATGAAACGGCGTTACTAGTGTTTGAGGTAGTTTTTTGACAACCTTGTTGATTGATAAATACTAAAACATTATTACTTGCACTTGTTGGCGTGATTGTTGCGGTTAATAAAGTGTCAGCAAAAGAGGTAGTTGAATTTGCAACTTGAGTTGTAATTGTGGCTGATACAACCTGAACCACAGCTCCACTTGGTGTTGCCCATTTTAATCCAGTAGCAGTTGATGAATCTGCTTGTAAAACTTGACCATTTGTTCCTACTGCTAATCTAGCAACTGTGTTGTCTGCTGTAGCTGCAATAATATCGCCCTTGGCATCAACAATAGTTTTAGCAATTGATGCACCTGCATTTGTAAATACTGTGCTATCGATTGCAGTTCCAAGTGATCGGATTGCTGCTGCGCCATCTTTGACCAGCGCGGTATCGTCTGGAGTGCTCCAGCTGTAATTAGTAGTAGTTGCCATATTGTCCTATTCCTATGAGATTATTGTAGCGTATTCCCAAGTTAAAGTTGGGCTTAAAGTGTTCCATGCCTCGGTGGCTGGGGTTGTATTCCAACGCATCGCCACTTGGCTAAATGCGGTTGGTGAAACATTGATTGTTAAAAACAGCTCATTAAATCGAGTGCTCCATGACCAGCCCTCAACATAGCCTTCAAAATCTCCACCAGATATTTGGCTCGGTAGGTTTTGAATATGAACTGGCATTCCCATAAATACAGCTAGTAGATCATCCCGATCTGCGTTATCAATTTCAGAGTTAGTGATTGGGAATGTAATCGATTGAAATGCTGGCTGTGGGTAGGCTCTTTGAGCGATATAGCGGTCAGCAATAGCCTGAGCATCGACAGTTCCATGAACCCGAGAGTTAATCGTTTCGGCTTTGTAGCCATATAGGGCAATTGAAGCGGCATCTGTGGCATCAACTTGCTGATTGTAATTGCTACCATAATTTAGATAAATGTCATTTCTAACATCTGCTGATCTCATTACAGTAGATAAGCCAGCGCCTAGCGCATGGCGAGCATCTAGTTCAACATAACCATTAACTAAAAGATAATTCTGCCTATGGTCTGCATCTGCATAACCTATGTTTCCTGCATTGTCCTCATAAATATATCCAAAAGCTGAAGTTGCAATATCTGAAATCACATTGTAAATAGTGTTGGTAACATTTGATTGGGAACTCATTGTGTAAAGACCAGGTTGATCTATTTCGCCAAGTCCTAAATTGACTGCATCTTCCCAAGTTTCAGTTGCATCATAAGTTGACCATTGAGAAGCTGCTGGCACATCATTCCAAGTGCCAAGTAATACAGCTGATAAAATGTCATAGATTTGGTTGCCATCCTCATCTTGAGAAATGTTGTCATTAAAGATTTCTTTGGTAAGTCTTGTTAAAGATCCCATTGCAATAATTGTGTATTGGATAACTGTGTTTGTTGCGCCAGTAGCCCCAACCTCAACAGTCACATCTGTAATATCCCCACCAAATAAACTTACATAAGATCCAGCTGAATCCTTTACTTGCAAGTCAAAAGAGTCATTAATATCAAATGGTAATGTTTGGTTATTTAATGCAACCAGCGTAACTTGCATATATGAAGGAAGTGATTGTTGATAAATGTCAGTTCGACCAGCTGCATGCTGAACATCTGAAATTGTTATGTCAGTATAATCAACCCCACCGACAGTCAATTTCCAATCAGGAGTAAATACTGTCATTTTAGACCAGATACACTTCGATCTGCTTGACCATTCAAATATCGTTGTAGTGCTCTTGCAGTTCCCTCAGGATCTACTGCCCCATTAATTGTTATGTTGTTAATTTGACCCATACCACCACCGCCAAAATTTCCGGTTGTTGCAGGATAACTTGAAACGGCCACATCTCCACCACCAGCAAATTGTGATAATCCATAAGTTGCAGCAACAGCAGCTAAAGCAGCAGCAGCAGCACCAACTGAAGTTCCACCGGTAGCAAATGCGGTTGCCACAGCTGCACCGGCAGCAGCAGTTCGTAGGGCTTTCATCGCAGTTACTAAAGTCATGATTGCTTGAACAAATGCAACTATCTTAGATGCAACAAATACGCCAATAATAATTGCACCCAATACTGCTAATTCTTTTCTAATACTAATTACAAATTCAAGAGTTGATCTAATCTGCTCGCCAAATTGGAATGCACCTTCAGTAGCTTCAGTTATGCCAGCGGTAACACCATCCTCGCCAGAGAATCCAGCAGCAAATGCCTGAATTAAAGGAACGGCTGTTTCTAAGAAATAATCTGCCAATTCTTTAACGATAGGCAATAAAGCAGTTCCAATTTGCTCTTTAGTTTCATCGACAGCGATAGTTAATTGTCTAAACTTAAACTCAGCATTGGTAGCTTCATTATCAATAAACCCTTGATAGGTTTGTCGTAACTGATTAGTGGTTTCCTCGAAAGATTGGGTTCTGAGGGTGGCTGCATCAATTCCTAGACCTAACTTACCTAAAGCGGTGTTTGACCCGTCGTAAGCCCTTCCTAAGGCGTTTGTGACCGATTCTAAAGGCTTGCCTGTGGCTATGCTGATCTCTTGAGCCAAAGTCAATAAATCTTGAGCCTTAGTTACATCTTGAGTAGATCTGATAAGTCTTGAGAATGCAGGTCTTAAAACATCATCGGTTGTAGCTGTAGCAATAGATTGTTTAGTTATGTATTTATCAATTGCTGAAATTTGATCTTCGGTGGCTTTAGTGCTTGATCTAATAACTTGCTCTAAATTCTTACGACTCTTTTCATCCTCAGCTGCTGCCTTTACTGCTGATACTGCAAATGCGGTAGCTGCTGCTCCAACAGCTGCAAATGCTAATGCCGCCTTTTTACCGAAATCTATGATCTGGGCTGCTGATTTATCAACTGCTTTCTCAGCATCTTTTAAGCCTTTTTGTAAATTATCAATATCCGCAGCAAGCGCGATTGTTAATGGTTTAGCCATCATTTCCACTCACCTCTAACTTCTAGCACAGCCTTCTCAAATCTCTTAATTACATCCGGCAACATTTTTCTAATTGTAGGATAAATGAACCAACCTTTAGCACCAATACCACTTGGCGATTTACCAGACCAAACTGGGAACTGCTTAAATCTATTTGATCCAAATTCAACACCGCCACCAATTCCAACTTTAGGACTATCGCCCTTACTAGAGAATTGAGTAGTTGCGCCACCACTTAGTTTTTGACTTGCTAAACCAAATCTAATTTCACCAAGTAAAGATGATTTTTTAACAGATCCGCCATCGGCAATTCTCTTGGCAACCTTATTTGGTCGGCCGGAAGCAGCCCTACGGATCTCAGATAATTCATCCTGTGCTATTTCGCCTACTGCTCTTTTCATTTGATCTTGAGCAGCATCATCCATTTGGCGCAACACTTTAACGATAGAGTTTAATTCTTTTTTATCATAGGCTATTGAAGGAGTGGTCATTTGTGTGTATCCTCCAATATCTCTAACGCTGTTAAAACATCCGATCCATCTACCCATTCGCTCATTGGAATTTGAGTTGCGATTGACAACTGAACCAATAACCGACTAAGGCTTCCTACTGGATGGCTTTTGGGTTCACATCACCGACTTGAATATCGGCAACAGTTTCCATCCAAGCTTCATAAGGTTTAACAGCCTTACCAGCTGCTTCTCGCTTATGTGCGTGATAAGCCAAAAACATCAAATCATTAACACCGATCTTTTCAGATGCTTGGCTAATGATATTTCCTGTCTTTTGCTCCCACTTAGCCCACTCAGGCGGTTGGGCTGTGTAGATTGCTTCCTCGCCTGAGTTATATGTAATTGTAATTGCTAGTTTCATTTGTTTGCTCCCGTTTTATTTATTAAGCGAAGTTCTCTGTTGGCACTCCAATAACTTGGAATGAAAGAGAAACTGTTTGTGCATCTGGTGCAGTTCCACCAGCTGATGGCCATGATGGCAATACTTGGAAAGTAAAGACTGCGCCTGAAGTGGCTGTAAATACTGTGTTGATGCCTGTATCTGGAGCAGACTCAGAAACGCCCCATAGAATCTCACAAAGAGATCCAGTTGCGCCCCAGTCGGCTAACATTTCAACATCAAATGTAAAGTTGTTATCAGTTACTTTAAAGACTTTTCCGTCTAGTGTCTGATAGGTCTGGCGATCCATTTCGCCAGTAAGAGTTGCAGTTGTAGCTTGTGCATCGAAATTGTTACCGCCGATTGTGAAGGTAACATCCCGACCTGTTATAACGGTGGTAGGCATTTTCGCTCCTTATGTTGTTTGTTGATAATAGGTTGAAACATTTATATCAGACACCAACAAAGTTGATGCTCCGACTTGTGTAACTGTTGGTCTTTCGACCGATCCGACAATATATCCCGCAGGAATAATTGCCAGAATGCTCATGAGTAATTGCTCGATATTGTCAAGCGATGCTGGATTGCTGTTATATGCAACCGCAGCTGTGATTGTCATATTGACTCGACATCTAACAGATGACTTACCAATAGTTTCAATTTCAAGATATGGTGATGATGGAACTAAAACAACTGCTGGCGGAATTACGGACTCAGGAACAAAACTATAAACATTTCCAGCAACACCAGCTAAAGCGGTTGCAAGTGGTTGCCTAACGGATGAAAGAATTGTGGATGGTGGCATTATTGAGCAATTCCCTCAACATCAACATAAGGCCCAAGAATTCCAATTACGCGTGAATATAAACTGCGACCCATTCTGTAAGGAGTAGCTGTAAAATCAACGCCTTCAATTTGTCCACCTGCTGCAACTCTTGATTGGAATACTTCAACTGAAATTGTGTAAACGGCTGATTTAATTGATTGATTTCCAACATAAGTTGATGCGCCTGTTAATGTGGCACTTCCGCTTGGAATAACATTTGCTTCAATAATATCTGCGTTTGTAATACTAGCTGAAAAAGTATAGTCGCCAAGATTATCTGCTAATACTGTGCGAGTTCCGTTATATGGACTCA